TAAAACAGATAGGATCCTTTGACGATATAGAGGAGAGCTATGATCAAGACCTAGACTTAGACTCACCATCAGGTAGGACTCTAAGTAACTTTATGAACGCCTGGATAGATTCAATCTACATGAAGATAGATGACATGTTTATAAAAGATACTGATATACAAATCGCAGATGCTGTATTAACCCTATTTAGAACAAGACACGATCTGGATATTTTTAAGAAAAAAGCTCTCTACATCTATATAAGAGAAATGACCGACTGCGAAACACCTCAACTTACAAAAGTGATAACGGTCCTTAAAGAAGACTTTAAAGAAAACTATCAAAAACTCTACGACCAAGGTTTACTTTCCCAGAACAACGTCTAAGTCTATTTATAATAAAGAAAATATTATGAGCTTAGATAAAGAAATATTTAAAGGAAAAACATTATCAGATCTCTTCTCAGAAATTCACGATAATTCAACAAGCACTAGAGGGCAAGTAAAAGCCCTTATAGGTGAATTAAAACCTCTAATAGAAAACATTGGAGACGCTACTCTTATCGTTCCTATGATTAAAGAATATATGGAGATAGGTGTAAAGAATGACGAACATTTGATTAAGTTAGCGACGGTAATTCAACGTATAGAAACAGCAGCATCAAAAGGAGAAGGAGATGGAATGTTTGACCTATCAGAACTTCAAGATCTATTAGAAGAGCAAGAAGAATTAGAAGAAAATATAGAAGAGGTAGAGAAGACAGAAGAAGAGGATGAGTAAATTATCCACAAATTTTATACAATCTAGTAAAGCACTTCAGAAGAAAGAAGGAGCACAGTTCTCACCAGCTAGAGTTAAAGACATTATTCTTGATGACTCTCATCCTGAGTATGAAAAACTAGGGGGACCTAATTCTATAGGAGCAATTAAGTATGAACTAGTAGGTAAGAATACCAGCTTTGATACAACAGAAGAGCTTGCAGTCGCATTCCCTATCAATAACAGTATAAGAATAACACCTCTTGTAAACGAAATAGTACTACTCACATCTGCACCCGACAACACTTTAAATAATATTAAAGGTAATAATAAAGTAACCTACTACCATACGGTTGTAGGACTCTGGAATCACCCCAACCATAATGGATCGCCTTCTCCTACTGAAGACAGTATTAACTTAGGAGAAGAAATAGAAGAACTTAGTGATGTAAATCCCCTATATCCATATCCTGGTGATATAATAGTTGAAGGAAGACAGGGACAGTCTATTAGATTGACGGGCTATAAATCAAGTCAAAACGGAATCACAGATGACACCAATAATGGAAAACCTTTGACTATATTATCTAACGGTCAAATAGAGACTGAAAATGGATATGAACATATTAACGAAGATATAAATTTAGATAAGTCATCAATCTACCTGACATCCGATCATACTATTCCTTTAGATCAAGTAAGAGATAAGTATGATGCTCTGAATGAAAATCCAATAAACGCTAATTCGTATAAAGGAGCTCAAGTTATTATAAATTCAGGAAGGCTGTTCTTTAACGCATATAGTGAGGATATAAACTTTAGTAGTAATGAAAAATTTAGTATCACTTCTAAAACTTTAGGATTAGATGCTGTTGAGTATATAGGTTTAGATGCAGAAAAAATATACTTAGGTAAACTAGCAAGAACAAACGAACAGCAACCAGTAATATTAGGAGACGAACTAGAAAGCTGGCTAAAAGAAGTATCAGACATTCTTATTAAAATAGGAACTGCTTTTAATTCAGCTACTACAACAAATGGAGGTTCAGTTATTAGTCTTATACAGGTCGGGCAAAGTATCATACAGACCGGGCAATCATTAGGGTCTAAAATTAACCCCGGAGGACAGTCTTTATTAAAATCTAAAAAAACATTTACTGAGTAATGCCACACGGATTAATACAAGATTTTAAAAGTCAACTACCTTTATTTGTAGCGCAGCAGCTATCTAGAATAGAAGCAGCTATATATACAAAGATCAATAGTGAAGTAGAAAAATTACGACAGAAATTATTAAACGCCTGCCCACCTCCAAAAGAATTAGCACAGATGACAACAACTCTTACAAACTTAAAAAAGTTACTAGGAAGTTTCGATAAAAAAGTATCTAGGTTTAAGGAAATACCAAAGAAACTCGATAAACCTATTGTAGCAGGTAAGGTTATAGTAGAGATACTTTCACATATGCCCCTACCTTCCACTGTCGGTACACCACCAGGACCAGCCGGTGGAGTTATAGTATCTGTACCCGTAGGTGTTATACAAGCTCAAGCCAATACTTTAGTGTTTGCAAGAAAAATGGTCGAAACATTAGAGACAGATAAAAAATCTTTAGCAAGTATATTTTCTAATCTAGACGGTATATTTAATCCCCTTATAAGTAAGGTTGAACAAATAGAGGGTCTACTTCAAAGGTGTACTGAAAATCCAAACCTATCTGACGATGACAGAAGAAAGATATTAGAAGCGGCAGGAGCATTAGAGAATGATAATACAATCAGTGACACAAAATACATTGGTAGTAATGGAAGCACTTATACTATAAAAATAATCAACTCTGAAGAAGACAGTCTTATTGCCCCTAAAAGAAGAGCAGTCGCATTAGATAATAGAGGAGTAGTAGTACTTAAAGGTCCACTATCTTTTGCAGGAAACCCAGATGTACTAGTTGACGAATTAAAACTTAGATTAGAAAGAGTTTTAAACCCTCCTATAGAAACAGAAAACAGACTTATTATAACCACAGCACCTAAAGCAGCTACACCAGTAACATCTATTCCACTGCCTTCTGAAGATACAGCTACTAGAACAACCATGAAGTTTACATATGACTTATCAGGGTTAGACTTATCATTTAAGACTTTCTTAAGAGAAAAAGGATATAAAGACTATGTAAGAACAGGTTTATTTCAAAGAAAAAGAGCTAAAACAATCCAGAGAGCGTCAAATAAAGAGAAGAGAGAATACAACATATGGACAAAACAGAAGGAGGAAACAGAAAAAGAGAAACAAAGAGCACAACAAATGCTTAATAATTTAAATACATAATACTTAACGAAAAAACTTTATAACTATTTATATATATGAAACTCGATCAATTAAGAAAAATCATACGAGAAGAAGTAAGAGCTGCGGTCAAGGAGGAGTTACAAGACATCCTTAACGAAGCAGTAAAAGCAGCCAGCACACCAAGTGGTGGTATGAAAGAAGTACCTAAAGGACAAAAAAAGAAATGGTCTATAGGTAAGAGTGCAACTTTAGATGAAATGCTTACTAATCAAAAACCTAAGTCAACCAATATAAAGTTCTCTAATAATAAGAATATACAGTCAATGTTAGAGATGACAAAACAATCAATGACTGGTGAAGAGTACCAACAGGTAATAGCTGGAAATTCAAGCATGGTTAAAAAACCTAACTTTGCCTCTGCAGCAGCAGCTAGTATGGGAATGACAGGAGCGCAACCGGGAATAGACATATCTCAATTAGACTTTGTAGGTAGAGCTAAAAGTATTTTAGATGCAGCTAATGAAAAAGATAAAGCAAAATTAAAATAAAATGGCATTTAACGTAAAAAGAATTAACCCATTAGATTTACAGCCTAGAAAAGCTGTAGGTATTGATATACCTCTATCCGGTAATGCGGTGTTTAACTCTACTTACGAAACTAAGGATGCATTAAAAGCTAATTTACTCAATTACTTCTTAACTAATAAAGGAGAAAGATTTTTAAATCCAAACTTTGGATCTAACTTGAGAAGCTTACTATTTGAAAACATTAATAACAGTAAATTGCTAGAGATAGAAGAGTTAGTCAAAGAGGATCTAAAAGTATTTTTTCCGAGAATAAAACCAACTCAATTACAACTTTCATCTGACCAAGACACAAACACAGTAGTATTTTTTTTAAAATATGCCTTAATAGATAGTAACATAAATGACGAAGTAGTAATAAATTTTGAACAATAATGGCTGAACAAAGAGAAATAAAATACATAAATAAAGAGTTTTCTGATTTTAGAACTCAATTAGTAGAGTTTGCTAAGAACTACTTTCCTGACTCGTATAATGATTTTTCAGGAACAGCTCCTGGTATGATGTTTATTGAAATGGCATCCTATGTAGGAGATGTACTCTCTTTCTACCAAGACACACAACTGCAGGAAACCTTTACTACCTATGCAAAAGATCCAAAAAATCTTTTCAACCTCGCCTACATGATGGGATATAAACCAAAAGTCACAGGAGTCTCTGAAGTTGAACTAACATTTTCTCAACTTATTAATGCAGACAGTTCCTATAACCCAGACTGGACAACAGTGGCGAGTATTAATGAAAACTCTACATACAGATCCACAGATAGCTCCCAAACTAACTTTATAGTAGATAAACCAGTAGATTTTAATTTTTCTAGTTCGTACGATCCAACAGAAGTAATAATAAACGATCTAGATGGAAGTAATAACCCATCACAGTATTTAATTAGAAAAAAAGCAAAAGCATTTTCTGGGGAAATTAAATCAAAAGTTTTCACCCTTGGTAATATAGAAAAGTTTAAAACTCTATCAATTTCTGATACTAATATAATAGGTATATTAGATATTACAGACGCTGATGGAAACATATGGTACGAAGTACCTTTTTTAGGACAAGATACAGTCTATAAAGACAGTAGTAATCTTAACGCAGATTCGAACCAGGTTCAATACTCACTTAGTTTAAGAAAAGTACCAAGAAGATTTATAACTAGATTTCTGTCTAACGGAGACCTTCAACTACAATTTGGCGCAGGAACTCTATCTCAAGACGACTCAGAAATACTACCCGACCCGACTACAGTTGGAAGCGCTACAAATCAAGGTATATCAAGACTAGACTACGCTTTTGACCCTTCTAACTTTTTATACAGTAAAGCATACGGTATCGCACCAACCTCTAACCTAACTGTAAGGTATTTAGTAGGAGGAGGAATAAGTGCTAATGTACCTGCTAACACTATAACTCAAAAAATAAATGTAACAGGGACAAATACTACATCTATTACAGTTAATAATACAAATCCTGCATCTGGAGGAAGGGATAAAGATACTGTAGAAGAATTAAGAGAAAACTCTTTACGTGCATTTAATGAGCAAAACAGAACAGTTACCCTACAGGATTATA